AGCGGACGCTATATGTTTTATCAATAAACGAGTACAATTTATTCGTGCTGACCAAGCTATGCGATATGCTAAAGGCATGAAGATACGAAATGGGTCATGTGGTGCAGGATCAATGTTAATAGCATACGGAGAAGATAACGCTGAGGCTCTATTCAAATCCAATCTTGGCTTAACATTGCGGACCAATTAAATTAAATTAAAAAGGAAGTTTTAATGGCTGAGCCTAAAAAAAGAAAACAATGGCGTTTGTCGGCCTCTTCAATCACTTGTTTCAAAAAGTGCCCTTATAAGTACTTCTTGAAATACATTAAAGGTATTAAACTGGTTGAAGAACCGGGGCACTTCAGGTATGGTACTAACTGGCATAGAATCATGGAGGTCATCTCGTTGAAGCCGAATAGCCGGTGCTCTTGTACTAAGCTACAAACGTGTGTCTACCCTGCTGATCCTGAATGCCTGATTTGCGGGGGTGTGGGGGTTGTACCCAAGGACATCATGGAATCGGTAACACGCGTGATTGACGATGCGTATTCTCGTATTCCGAATTCCGTTGACCCCGAAGATTGGGCCGTAGAACGTGCGAAGCTACTATACTCTGCCGTTGGCTATAACTGGTACTACCAGAACGAACCACTTAAAGCTACACACACTGAAGTCAGATTTTCTACGCCGATTCCTGGACGTACAGGTCGGATGATACCTAACCTATTGGTTACTGGCGTCATTGACAAGATAATAAAAAATGCTGGCAACATGGTCGTTGAACACAAGATCACCAGTAAGTCTGTAGCTCCCGATTCCAAGTATTGGGGTAAATTGACATTGGATACGCAGACTTCACTTTACACTTACGTTCTTCAATTGCTTCGGGGTCAGGCGAAATTAAATCTTACAGGTGAAATCAGTGGCTTCTATTATGATGTATTCCACAAGCCGGGGATCAAGCCGAAATTCCTGTCCATCGCCGCCAGTAAAAAGTTTGTTGAAGATGGCAAGTACTATGGCGGAAAATTTATAGTAGACAGTAAATGGGCAGATGACGGCCCGGCTATGTTTGTATTAGATGTCTCTGGTACGACTGCAATTGTTGAAATGACAGCAAAAGAAGGCCAGTATAAGATCAAAGAGACGCCCGATATGTATGGGCATAGGCTCCTCGCTGATATCGTAGAGCGTCCTGAGTTTTACTTCGCTCGTCGTGAGATGGCCAAGACTAATGCTGATTCTGACCAATTCCACAGGCAGCTACTCGGCATTATTTCCTCATTACGCGCCCACTTGAAAAACGATAGCTGGTATAAATGTGAGGGGGAATGCGAGAACGAGTATAATTGCGAGTACATCGATCTGTGTTACAATGGGATCGACCCTGACGGGCAGCTTCCCGCTACGCTTATTAAGAGAGTGAAAGGAGGTAAAGAATGAGATTTATAATGGTTATGTATATGATGGGCAGTGTATTCTTTTTTATCGGTTCACTACTTAGTTACTTACGGGCTTCACAATAAAAATAGAAAGGGAAATACAATGGCAGTGAAGAAACGACCAATACCAAAACCACCTAAAGTAGTAAGTACACGACCGCCTGCTGCACCAAAGGCCAACACGATGGTCCCGACTAAAAACTTTAAGATAGAATCCGGAGAACGGCCTGGAAACGGCAAAGGCATTGTGATTCATGCCGACTCTGGCATGGGTAAAACTACTTTGGCCAGTCTCGCACCTCTTCCAGCGTTTATAGGCCTCGATAATGGCGGCGTGGGTATTGAGACATATCATCGTGTGGATGGCGTTGATACTTTTTTGGATGTAAGATCAGCATTACAGGCCCCCATCTACGATAACTACAAGACAATAGTGGTGGATACAGTTACTCTGCTTGAAGAATTAGGAGAGCGACACGTGTTGGACACTATACCCACCGATTCGGGGAATCAGGCAAAAAATCTTGTACATTATGGTTGGAACAATGGCTATCGACATCTATATGACACTATGAAACTCGTCCTCCAAGATTGTGATGCCTTGATTCATAAGGGCAAGAATGTAATTCTCATTGCCCAATCTACACCACATAATGTGCCGAATCCCGGAGGAGCGGACTTTATTCGACAAGGCCCCCGGCTAATGAGTCGCAAAAATGCGGACATCGAGGCCCTATACTGTGAATGGGCGGACCATATTTTCTATATAGGGTATCAATTTTTAAGTGTCGATAAGAAAAAGAAGGTTAGCGGCGATGGGAAGCGGGCGGTTTTCGTGCACCCGGAGCCACATTTTAGGGCGAAGTCCCGTACTTTGGGGCTTGATAGAGCAGTCGTATCATTCGCCGATCCGGCAGATGATTCTATTTGGCGTTTCCTTTTTGGAAAATAAAATGAATTTTTTGGGAGATGTAACATGAGTTTAATTAGTGAAGCAGGTTCGTATCGTGGCATAGTACTGGAACATGCAGTCGCTGCTACAAGCAGTGGACTTCCACAATTTATGCTAAAGGTCCGAGCATTGGAACAGTTCGAGAAGGAAGAAAAAGTTTGGTTGGATTATCAGACCAAAGAAGACAACGAGATCACCGCCTACCTCGTATTATTCAAAAAGAATGGTGACCCGATTTTTCATGTCAAGGACATCATGCGAGTGTTTGAGTGGGACGGCGGCTCTCTTACTGGTCTGAATAATCTTGACCTTGAAGGAGCCGAGATTCAGTTCGAGGTTGCCGAGCATACCTATGACGGGAAGACCTCGATGCAGGTACAAAACATCCGCGGCTATAATGATGAACCCGGCAGTTCATTAAAGAAACTTGATGCTGCTGAACTTAGCCAACTTAATGCAAAGTCGCATCGGCTAAAGCTAAAGCACCGGCTGTACCTGCAAAGGCAACGACGAAGAAAGCCACCAAAAAGGCCGCTCCGAAACCTCCTGCTGCACCTACAGCTAAAGCGGTTGAAAAACTTACGGACGCTTCACCTGAACTTCCTGTCGAAGAAGCGGTCGAGGAATTCCAGAAAGCTCCGCCGAAACCTCCGAAAGCAGCACCAAAACCAGCTACTGCTGTTGTTGATGATGCCACAACGTATGAGGGGTCGTGGGGTATATGCTGTGCCCAAAAAGCAGAAGGTGTCGCAGATGATGCGCTTGCTCAAGCATTTACGCGGGCCATGTACAACATAGCCCCGAACCAGAGTGAAGATGAAATCGTTGCTGAAGACTGGCAGAAAATTACGGATACCGTAACTGCTGAAACTGGTACTTTTGCTAAGTAAGTTGCTTTAATATATGGGGCTGGTAGGACCTGCGTAAGAGGGAACTTGTAACTCCTGTAGTTATGACACTCCTGCCTACCCCCATATTTTGAAAAGCGACAGGTATGCAAGCAGGCTGCTTTTTCTGGAAGGCATAATATGGCAGAGCCAAATTTTGCAAATTTGTTTGAAACATATCGGCAGAATGTTTGCCCCGCTATGCTTGAATACTTAGCCAATGACCTTGGTGTGACTGCTAAGTCTCTTGACACCATGGGCGTTGGCTACGAGTTTGCCGGTCCGTCATGGGTCTTTGCAGAGCGTAGCCCGTCCGGTAAAATCATCGGCTTAATTCGCCGATTTCCTGATGGTAAAAAATATACAATCAGTGGTTCTAAGCGTGGTCTGACCTATATAATCAACCCTGATTTTGGCAAGCAAAAAGATCGTTATGTCCCGGGCAGACACAATTGGACTAGAGTTTCCTCAAGCATGCCATGCCCTTTATGTGGTAGAACTAAATGGTGTATGGTGTCCTCCGAGAATATCGATAACCCACCAGCGGTTATCTGCGGCAATAAAACCGGCTCAGTTTGTGAGTGCGGCGAAGGGACTTATCTCCACATACTTCGTCCAGAGGATAATAGGAGTTCAAGCTGCGAGACTGTCCTCCCGCAAACCACACTCCCCATACTCATCGTTGAAGGCCAGACAGATGTAGCGGCGGCAGCCGACTTAGGTTTTGTAGGAATCGGTAGACCGTCAGCTAAGTCCGTTAAGATGCTACTAAAGATGCCATTGAATAACCGCTCTGTTGTTGTTATCGGCGAAAACGATGCCGGGGCCGGTAGGGGTGGGATGGAATCTGCTTATCGTACTATAAGCAAACTCACTGCTAATATCATACAGCTTATGCCTCCTGCTGGGATCAAAGACTTACGAGCATGGTTAAGGACCGGGCTTACTAGTGATGGGCTGATTGCCGCAATTGAGAATGCACCAGTTGCACCTGTCGGTGAAGTGTTCGAGGATGACGTAGCACATACAGTGGCGAAAGCGTGGATGGAAAAGGAACTTCTGATAGATGGGTTCCCCAACATACGACTTTATAAAGGACAATGGCTGCATTACAATGATGGGCGTTATCAAAAAGAAGTAGATGTATTGCTACGTGGCCGCTTGTACAAGTTTCTTGACGGGAAACAGTATCAAAAAGTTGATAGCGTTGGTGCTATTACCCTTGCTCCCTATAAACCTTCGCGTGCTAAAATCAGTGATATTTTTGACGCACTCAATCAATGGTGTCCGATTGTACAAGACCCGCCTACGTGGCTGGACGACGAACCCCATACTGACCCGGTAAACCTGATTCCTTTCAAAAACGGCATCCTTGATTTCGATGCGTACATGGAAGGCAACATTGTACTGCTTGAACCTACCCCTGCATTTTTTAACATGAACGTAGTACCGTATGACTTTGATGAAACTTTGGAGTCAAAGATATGGGATGACTTCCTTGATGACATATTCAATGGGGATCGGGAAAAGATTGACTTATTGGCTGAATGGATGGGGTACAATTGTGTTCCCGATATGTCACATGAGAAAATGATGATTTTCACTGGCCGACCACGGTCGGGTAAGTCAACCGTACTGGAAGCATTACGACACATGCTTGGCCATGAACAGTGTTGTGAGTCAACCTTCCAAAGTCTATGCGGACCTTTTGGGTTGCAACCTATGGTGGGCACGCTTGCAGCCCTCATCGGTGACGCTAAGACGCCCCATGCCCGTGAATCGGATGCCGCATTGGAAAAATTGTTGCAGATTGTAGGCGGTGATCCTGTTACAATTAACCGCAAGGGTATATCGCAAATGCCTACTGTCCAGTTGAAATGCAGGTTCACCATGGCCATGAATGAGTTACCAGCTTTTGCCGATCATGCTAATGCGTTGGAACCCCGGCTAAATCTGTTACAGTTCAGTAACTCGTATATCGGTAAAGAAGATCGCTTCTTAAAAACAAAATTGAATAAAGAAGCTAGTACAGGTAGACTTATTAACTTCGCATTACGTGGGCTAAAACGGTTGCGGGAGAACAAGGTTTTTACGCTGCCGAAAAGTTCCAGTGATCTAACGGATCAGTTTAGGATTATCTCCAATCCTATCCACGAATTTGTTGACGAGTGTTGTGAATTTTCTATCGATGAACCTCATCGTGAATCACGCAATAAATTAAGGGTGGTAACAAATGATCTGTATGAAACGTGGCGGGTTTGGTGCAAATGGAATGGTAGAG